AAGTAAAGGTAGCCATTACGCGAGCAAGCCTCCGGGTCGCTTCTGTTTGATTAGCTCTTGGCGAATCGCGACGCCAATCGCTTCGCCTAATCGCTTGGAATCTGGACCATCGCCTTGCACGTTAGTGCCTGAGGCATCGACGTTCACAACAATGCTGCCGACGCCTCCACCCGCTGCCTGTACGCCCAGTCGACCATCGCTACCACGGCGTAAAGGCATGATCGCCTCGGGTCCAGCCTCTCCCATTAGGCCGATGCCATTGGCGAAGGGGAACACAGTGGGCCGATTAACAATCCCGCCGCGGGCGAAGGGCATGATGCCGTTACGGCCCAGTACGCCGCCCATGGCAAAAATGCCGCCTGGCGTCAACTTGCCAGCAGATAGCGCGCCTTTGCCGGACAATGCGCCAGCGACCTTCGAGAACGGATCGCTGCCACCAGGCAACAGGAAACCGACGGCCTGCATCACTGACCGCAGCACCAGCTGCTGAATGATCATTCGACTGGTCGCCTCAAGGATGCTCCGGGCAAATTCTCTGAAGTTTGCAGAACCAGTCGTGACCAGATCGCCGATCACTTTTTCGAGCCCTGTAAATGCATTCAGGCTGAGATCAGCAATCGCTTCTCTCATCGTGCCAATCTGCTGGATGTAAGTATTCAATCCATCCTTGATACCAGCGAAAACTGTCGACTGGCTCTGAAGGCTTTCATTGAATTGAATACTTGCAAGAACAGCCTCATAGTTCTGGTCACCGAGCTCAACGTATTGAGCTTTTAATTCCTTAAGTTGCCGAACCTCAAGCGCTTTCAGGTCAACGCTTAGCTTCCTTTGAATGTAAGCCTGTTGCTCAATGCTCAGTGCCTTTCGAACCTCTTCCGATGCCTTGTATTCGGCAGCTCGACGCTCCTCTGCATATTTCAGCTGGATCTGTCTAATTGGATCCAGCTCACGCAGAACCCTAAGCTCCGCAGCGCTTGCCCGATATGCCTCTTGCGCAGCACCTAGTTGCTCCCTGCGCCGTCTTGCTTCTTCCTGTGCCCTTTTCGCGGCATCTGCTGCACTGTCTCCTCCACCAGCAGCGGCTGATCTCGGTCTTGGTGGCGGAGGCGGCGTAGGCGCACCGCCGGGGCCGTAGAACTCTGGCGCCCGTGGTCCGATAAATGCATCCTGTTCCGCCTGACGCTGCCTAGCGGCGAGGCCAACTGTCACACGCCGCAAATTCGGCAGAAAAGATTGAATCCCTTGGAAGAACAAACCTGGGGGCGTGATCTTCAGGAAATTGATAACGTTCTGCAGTCCTACAGAAACGAAGCCAAGCTGACTGCTGACGTATCTCCAAGCGTCGCCCAAGTTGTTGACGATCGTGACTGCATCGTTGGCCTTATCGGTCAGGTTTCCAATGATTCCAACGAACGCAGGTAACGCCAAGTCAGAGATTGCGACCTGCAGATTGTTGACCGAGTTGGCCAAGTTTTTCATCTGCTGCGCTGGTCCTTTCAGCGCCTCTGCCAGTTTGTTGGCGCCATCTCGCTCAATGCGCTGCAATGCTGCCAGCACAATGTCGCTAGTGATCTTGCCTTCCTTGGCTAAATCCCGAATGTCGCCAATAGCTACGCCCATCTCTTGGGCGATAGCCTGCACAACAGCCGGCGTCTGCTCGAAAACACTATTCAACTCTTCACCGCGCAGCACACCAGTGCCTAGGCCCTGGCTCAGTTGCAGGAATGCAGCACTTGCTTCCTGCGCGGTAGTCCCACTTAGTTTTGCGGCAGTGTTAAATCCGTTGTAGACGCTTGTGATTTCTGCGAGCGTTAATCCAACTGGCCTCAATCGTGCATAGATCTGTGCAAATTGCTGATTCGCTTCAGTCTGAGTAAGCCCAAATTTAGAGGCGGCAGTATTGGCCGCATCTTGAACTTGCGCGAAATCATCGAAGCCTCTACTTAGTAAATCAAGGCGACGTTGAGATTCGACAGCAGCGATGCCCGTATCGGCAATCTGCTTGGTCAGATAGCCAACTCCAGCAGCAGTCGCAGTGATCGCAGCAATCTTGCCGCTGAGCGCCAAGATCCCTTGCAGGAATCCGCCGCCAGTCGCAGCACTGCCACCAGCAGCGCCTGAGGCGGCGCGCAACTTAGCCTGCAGCTGATCGATCTCATTGCCCAGGCGTTGATAGGCCTTGCTGTTGAGATCAACCCGATCGCGCAACGTGGTCAGTGCCGCGATGTGCTGTCGAATCCCAGCCGTAGTGTTTCCAGCCTCCCGCGCCATGCGGTTGATCTGGATATTCATCTGCCCGAGCTGGGCCTTGCTTAGTTGCGCAGTGGTCTCTAAACCTTTCAGATTGCGATTGAACGCAGTGATCTGATTGGCACCGTCGACGTTGACCTTTAGTCGAAATGCGGCGTCGCGGTTGAGAGTCATGGCTAGCTGGATTGGTTGAGCTTGCTCATTGCTGCTGCCTCCATGACTTGCAGGCCCTCCAGCAGCTCCCGCGGCTCTTCTACTGCGTACAGCTTAAACAGCCATTGGGCCGCTGTATAGTCCAGCCCCGTCACTCCAGACATATTTGTGCGCCATTGCGTCTGAAGACGCAAGAACATCTGGACGATTTCCCAGTTCGTTTCCCAGACGAAAAAGTTTTCCTCGGGTGGTGGCGGAAGGTCCGGGAGTTCCAGGCCCATGGCCGCGGCATCAGTGGCGACTTCATCAATGACGCCGCCGCCTGCCCAATGCTCCGCGGCCTCAGTCAGTTTTTTCGCTTAGCTCCCTGCAGGCTCTCGAAGTAGGCCATGACGATGGCGCTAGCGAGCATCGGCACCTCAAGCAGATCCGCCATGCTCTTCTGGCTGAACGGAACCTCTTTGCCTTCGTCGTCGGTCACGCCAGACCAGCCGACAAGCACCTCAGCCGCAATCTCCAAGGCCGACAACTCATCGTTGCCGATCCCTTCACTCAGTTCCTGGATCCGGGTTTGCGATAGCTGCTTAAATTCGCAGTCAAAAGTCTGGCGCTCATGCCGGCCGCCATCGATGGGAACATCGAAATTGACGGGCCAGGAATAAGAGCCAGACCGTTTCAGAACGAACGCCAAGGATCAGGTGAAGGCGAGACTGAACTCATCATTGCCCGAACTGGTCGGAACTGCAATAAATGGCATGTTCAGCATCTGCACCCCGTCCTGATCTGAATAGCTCAGGTTGCCCAGGTCAGACTGAGCAGTGGTCACGGTGGCGATATTGCCGGCCGTGGTGCCGTGCTGGAACGTGATGCTGCCAGTGCTGGTGCCAGTTGCGATCGTGAAGAAGTCCTTGGCCGTGATGGTCGGGGCTTCGATCACAACGGTGCCACTGGGGGCGCGGTTGGTGATCAGAATCTCCTTCGCGCAACCCACCAATTCGCGGTAGATCACATCGTTGGCCATGCTGAAGTTGTAGGACTGCAGACAGCCGCTGTAGGAGAAGGCGCTGAAGTTGGTGGTGTTGCCCTGCTTGAAGATCAGCGGGGTGGCCTGGTTGGCGTAGGTGGGAGTAGGCAGCGTCTCATCAGTCGGGGCGTTATAGATGCCCGTCATGGTGAAGCTGATCACCGGGATCTGACCGACTTCGCCGGTGATCTCAAAACTGCCGCGACAGCCGGTCAGCTTGTGACGGATACCGTCCTCGTGGTAGTGAATGGTGACCGAGCTGAAGCTGCTGCTCACAGGCGCATAGGTGGCGCTGGTGCTGGTGACCAGCGTCTCGCTGAGGCCGCAGGCCTTCAGGATTGGGCCATACGCAGGAGCGGTGCCGGCGGTGCCGGAACCAGCCAGCTCAACCTCAAAGCTCACCTCAACGCGGGTCTGAGCCAGCAGCTGGTCGGCCTGACCCATGTAGGGGCGCACCAGGTCACGGTTGACGGTTTCGGCAACCAGTGGCTGGATCTCTAAATTGCGCACCAAGATTGCATTGCTCGAACCGCTCGGGCTCGAATCAGTGCCATAGGTGCTTTCAATCTTCGCCAGAATCAGGCGCCGGCGCGTCAGAACTGATGCCATCGGTGGCTACCTCAGGTTGTGGATGGGGAGCCGGCTGGGTCCGCTCGACGAGCTTTCGCTTGCCGGTTTTCTTGTCGACCAGATAGCTTCCGCCCTGGCCGTGGTGTTCGTCCATCATCGTAGCTACTACGGACTCTGAGCCAAATTAGCGACACGGGTCCGATACTTCACCGCGAAGTCGCAGGAGATCACGCCAGATGGCTGATCTGCTTCCTGTAAATCAAAACTCACTCCAATCGGTTGAACGTCATAAGCAAAGCCATTGCAGGTGAGATCCGCCATGATCTTGGCGTGCAGTGATTCAACAATCGGATCTGCAACCTGGTCCGGGATATTGCCGCGCACGATCACACTCACCCTGACTGTCAGCGTCCAGTCCAACGTCGGCGCACTGGTCAGCTGCACGCATGTGTCGTTGATGGGCTCCACAACCAAAGCAGGCAGTTCGCCTCTGGCTAGCGGTTCAACGCGGCTGCGGTAAATTCGCGTGCCAACGTCAGTTGTATCCGTCAGATTGGTGCGGATCCGAGCCAGGATCGATTCACGTCGAGTCGTCATGCCCCAGCTACCTGCACGGCTGTGCAAATAATGCCAGGGATAGACGGATGCGAGAACGGACTGGTCTGCGCCGGTTCTGCATGGATGTAGGCCAAGGCGTTGCTAGTTGCCCACATCAGTTCGATGTAGTCATTGGCTGCGAGCTTTAGAACAAAGTTCACGCAGCCGATCACGTTGCCATCAATCCCGCCATGACTAGAGATAATGCTGAAGCGGCTGTCACTCGCAGGCACATCACCACTGCTGCCGCTGTCATTCTTCCGCAGCCACACATTCACGTCGTGAATCTGAGTGTCGCTATTGCTGAACTGAATTGAAAACGTGATGCTATAAACGCCGGGATGCTGAAACGTCATCCGAGTTTCGGAGACGATATGGACGCCGCGGTTGCTTAAATCAACCGACCGCATCTTGATAGCGGTTGGCGTATCGGCTACAGCTGTTTGTGAGGTTTCATCCCAGAAACTGCCCCAATACCCCGGTGCTGCGAAGTACGGCAGCTGATTCCATGCCGTTCGGCCATCGCCAATCTTCAGATTGCTGGTCTGACTTTCAAGGCCAGGCTCTCCCGCCATCAGCACAGGATTCTGCGCTGTCCACTGGCTTCGTGTGTTGACCTTGAAGGGACCGCTCATGTTCGTTGAATCCCGAGCTGAACAAATTTGCCGTCATCAATCAACATCGTCTCGCGGACGGTGTAGGCAGTCCCATCGACAGTGATCGAATCACCGCGGATGAGACTGCCAAAGGCGGAGGCCCTAGCGGTCAGCGTGTAGTCGGTGGTGAGCACCATCCCATCGCTGATCACCTGGCTGGGCATGTCCAGGATTCCGTTGGCGGTAGTGGAGCCAGCCGTACAGCTGACTCCAAAGTCCGCCAAGAAAATATCCAGGTCCTCCGTCAGCGCCATGGTTAGCCGTACTTCGCAGAAGCAAGACCGATCACGGCAACAGCGCCAGCGCCGGAGCCACCAGCCACAGTCACAGAGACCTTGACGTAACGCTTCAGCGAAGTCACGTTG